TTAGCGACTAGCCTTTGTCTAATTTGGGACCACCCAGAGATACGATCATTATCAGCAGCTCTAAAGCCCATTTGCTTGTACTTACTAAAGACTGTTGTAAATTGGTCGTTTATACTTGGGCCACCCTCATGATTGAAGATACTAGGGTCAGCAACAGCTACTGCATTTTCTCCCACGGAAACTGATGCAATTCTGTTAGCCTGCTCGACGTTATCAACTCCTTTTCCCCACATTTCGCGATAGATGATAATAGCTCCTTTTGGATATGGTACTTCGTTACCTCTATCATCACGTCCAGAACTAACAGCACCCCAGATAGCAGCAAAAGGGCTACGATAACCCCAGTCATAGCCCAAATAACGAGGCCAGTGTTGAGGGACGTTAAAAGCAGCAATGATATGTTTAGAGCTAAACTCAGGAAAGTAACTACCCTCATGGATTTCAAAGTCTCCTTCTAGCCAAGCCCGCACCAGCTCTGGACTACCAACCATGTGCAAGCGATTAATGTATTCAGGGTCACGAGCTAACAATATCTGGTTATCATGCACCCTACTTGGAATGTAGATGTAGTCAAAACTAGCGCCGTTAGGCAGGTCTTTAGCAAGCACTTTCATGCCTTTTGGTGCTGGCTTGATAAACAATTCCTTTAGCCAACTGTGCCCTATACCACCGGGGTTGAATGTAAGGATGATTTGACCGCCTCCCTTGCCTCGCAGTGCTCCAAATAGCTTCCAGATACAGCTTGGGTCGGCATAGTTACCAGCTTCTTCTATAGCGCAATCTGAGAGGTTCTGGCCTTGGTACTTTTCAGCGTCAGCGTCATTCGCTAAAGGTCTAAAACGTAAGCGACCACCCGACACGAAGGTAAACTGCTTTTTCTGGTCCTGCCAATGCGCTTTAAGGGGTAGGTAAATCTGCTTGGCGCGCTCAATAAGGTCATCAGCTTGAGGAAGTTCTTTACGAAAAAAGATAGCATTAAAATCAGCCCCTAATTGCTCTTGCTTAATAGCAAACTTACCTAGTACCCCGTCAGTCTTACCGCCACCTCTAGCACCACCATAACCCACTAGTGTTATAGGGCAGGCAATTAAAGCCTCTTGTGGGCCAGCTTGTGGTGCCCATACAACATGCTCATCAGCCCTATGTTCAGCAAACCTATCGTCCACTTACCATTACCGTTTCAGGATTATAAATCCGCTCCACATTACACTTAGGATTCTGGCAAACAAAATAAACCCCCATATCACCAGCAAAATGACTCACATAAGGAAACTCATCGCTAACCTTTACCGTAGATAGGTGTTCACAAGCAGGACAACGCATTACTTGTTCATCTGATTCTTTAAAACTGTGCTCAATGCCCATACTGTTTCATACTCCAATCGACTAACACGGTAAGTTTGTAACTTAAACCAAGCATTACACCTGTGCCCACCACAATTTATCCATTTACGACTCGTGATAACTAAACTAACACAAAAACAGCTAGGGCAACGATAATAGCTAATTGGTGCTATCGTCGTCGGTAAGGTACTTTTGGATAAACTCTTCCTTGGATAACGGCTTGGCACTGACAACGCTCCTTACCTCCCCGCTAATCTCAATCTGATGCTGCTCACTCCAACCTAGCTTAGTCTTTAACAGATGAAGCAAAATTGGCGTATTGCCATTCATAGCCTCAGATATAGCTACAGCAGCTAAACCTTTTTGCATCTCAGCTTGACCCTCTAAAAACTCTTCTAGGTAATACTTCTCTAAGATGTAAACACTAACCCTAGCAGTTAACGCTGTAGAACTCTTAGACAAGCCATGCCTAGCTAAATCCCGTATTTGTAACCCTAACTGCTCATCTTTCTGATGATCCCTAGTCTGAGGTACTACCCTAAGCACAGGAGGCTCCACCTCAATCGCTATTTTAGACTCCGATATTTTAGCCAAGTCTTGAATAACTTCGACCTGTTTTAAATCGCTTTCATCTTCCATTTTTTAGCCTCAGCTACGTAAAACAAGGTTTGAGATAACATTAGGGATTTTTATATGAGTGGTTGGGTATATATGTAACCGGTACCTCGCCGTTTTCAAATTTTTTTTGGAATTGGAATTCTCTAATAGGCTCTCCAGCTTGTAACCCCTTGGAATCATTTAGGAAAGTCATATAGGTAAGTAGTTTTCTGGTTCTCGTGAACTAACCGAGGCAGGGTAACTACGCAATATCATTGAGTAATCTTAGGAAGTCGTCACTGCTCATACCGCTCAGCTCATGCAACATAGCTATCTCCAAAGGATAGTACATGACCTTGCCACGCTCACGATATTGCCACGCCTTTTGTGTAATACCTACGAGCGCTCCTGCTTCTGTCTGTGTGAGCCCTAGCCTACGTCTAAGCTCGTAGTAGATGTTGCCCTTAGGTCTGCCAATAGTGTGCTTAAACCTAGCCCTAAGCTTCTGCGAGTAAATAGACTTTAATCGCTCTGCTTTACTGTCCACTGAATATCTTAATCCCTCAAGCATATTGATAAGAGTAACTGTTTACCTTATTACCCTGCAAGCAATATTCCTAACTACCTGATATCACGTGGCATAAAAACCCCCTAAAGATTTTTAACCAAATACCGAAAATTACTGTAGACAGTGTGCATCTCATACGATAGACTGTATACAGTGATACATAGTAATCACACTAACGAAAGGAATATATGAAACAATTTGATACACTTGAACAAATAGCAGATTATGTCGATACGTGTGTTTGTGAAAATTTCGACATAAACAGCATTCCAGAATATTTTCCAAGTTTGCGCAATCTTGTTGCAGTCTATACTGACGAGATTCTTTTGACTCGCAGTGAATTTGTTGAACTCGTACAGTTGTGCGACACACCCTCTATTCGCCGATTAGTTAAATAACCCCAATTAACGGAGAATATATGAGCACACTTTACATTTACAGCATTGAGACTAACGAGCACGTTGCAACTATCACGGGTAGCAGTAACGACGATTGTGAGATTGTAGCGAACGAGCGTTATGGCTCCAACGATTATGCCTGGACCTACTCACCTGCGTTCGGCTCTGCTGACGGGCTTAGATATATCGGTGACGCTGTAGAGATTAAAGCTAACTAATCAACGGAGGATATATGAGCAACAACATTAGACACGCAGAGCATTGTGACGCAGAGGATAGAACGGTTCTAGTGCGTCAGAGTCAGGATAGCGAAACTTGGCATTGGGCTCACATTAGTAACGGTGACGTACACGGTAGTACTACGTCTGACTACGTTACGTTTGATAGTGCGACCTCTGCAGTAATGGCGGCAAAGCGTCACGGTTATACGGTTACGTTTGATTACACTGACAATGAATTACTTGCACTATTATCTGAGTAATAACAGAAGGAATATTAGTAACGAGGTAGGATATATGAGCAAGAAACTAAAAAGTTTTCCTGTTGGTGTCGTATCTGCTCCAACGGTAGTTATGGACGAAGACGGAGAGTATCGAATTGGTAAAGTAGCAGTAAATGAGAATAACGATCTTTGCGTGAGGTACTATTTGCCGATAAACAGAACAGAACGGAAGCACATTAAGGCCTGCAAAAATGACTCTACGCCTCAAATAGTTGTTTACGAATAACCCTCTACAAGCCCCTAGGTTGCATTATCCTTCGTAGCCTAGGGGTAACCCTACCCCGCAGCATTATCTTTCAACCTTGGGGCTGCTAGGCCGTTTAGCGGGCTTACTCAGGTATATCGTCATGGCTCCAACGCCTTTCTTGGTATATTGATTTGTTTTTCCGCAAAATTGTTCGAGTCTCAGCATCCCATTTTTCCCAATGGGTACCCTTATCCTCCCAACCCTCAGACTCCGCTCTCAGTTGCGCTAATCGTGCTTCATGCTTTTCTTCATCTTCTTTTTTCATAGCATCCTCATCTTGAACAGCATTTAAATTTACATGATCACTTAGTAATTCATTCTTAGTAATATCTTTATTAGTAATCTCTTTATTAGTAGTGAGTACGTCGTACCCCCTCATCTGAGTATTTCTTACCCCCTCAGGGGGTATATTATGCCCCCTCTGGGAGTATTTCGTACCCCCTTTGCTGGTAAGTGAAATAACCCTTTTTCGACCATTATGTGAAACGGTCAAATAACCTGCATCGGCTAGTTTCTTGATTAGGTTTTGAATAGTCTTTTCAGAAAATCCGGTTTCTTCTGAAATATGTTTTCGTGACGCAAAACAAGGGAGATTCTTTGCTTCCCATTCTGCAACGTAAGCAAGAAGGATGGCTTCGTATGGGCCTAGTGTTCTTACTAAATGCTTCTTTGTGTTGAAAAAAGAGGTTTCTTGAGGTATTTTAGCCATAGTATTTCCATTTAAAACGCCCTATTACTTTGACCGGTATGGGGCGTTTTTTTATTGTTTCAGCCAGTTATAGCTTTCTGGCAAAATTCCCTCAAGAAATTTTTATAATATCCGAAACTAATGCTGTACACAGCACATCGTATTGTGTAGGATTGATGCTGTAAACAGTGCTTATAAGGAGCGTTATGAAATTGATACTTGCAACATTAGCTATTGTGCCGTGCGTAGCATTCGCACAGACAGAATTAACCGATCTCGATTGGGCTATCGCTAGGGGTACGTTTTATCGAGACAGCAATGTAACAGCATCCCCTGGATTGCCGATCCAGCCCGTATTACCCGTACCGCAAGATAACGGACCATGGGGTACCGGGTATAGCATCGTGACTACTACTCGACCTCAGCGCAGTATTTACGACCAAGACGTAACGGGCTCTGAGACTGTACAGCGTGTAGTACCTAATGACGGGCTAGGACAACCCATGCGCGGACTGGATCTAGGTTGGTAAAGCACAGTGGGCTTGGTGACGAGTCCACGATGCTTAACCGATGACGGTAAGCTAACTAAGGAGATAAAAATGAAGAAAATACTTGCAATTCTATTGCTTTGCTGCACTGGTTGTACAGGCATTGAGGCTGGGGGTAAGCTGTGGATAACTCGCGTCGATGAGCGCCAGGAATCACAGAAAACACATAACGTGCCCTTGAAGTGTTACCTGTAGTCGAATTGTCAGTCTACCGACATTCAAGGGAGCTAAGCCATGATCGATAACATCAAACAACTATTGTTTACCCCAACTGGAATCATCGTTACGTTGCTTCACGTTGCGTTTTTTGTCGGCTTTGTGACCTGCACTATAGGGTTTAAAATCTATGTGCTTGGCGAAGACCCAGCAGCTATTACAGCGCCGGTAAAGCATAAATGACGCAAGGTTGGATCGTAGCTTGCCTGGTTGCGCTTGCCTGGTACGTCTCAGTCCCCGAAACCGTGGTCTACCACGGGAGTAGGGTAGCTAGGCGACCAGTCGAGCCAACTAGGACTGTACTAGAGGCTGAGATAGATAGGGCCGCCGATGCCTACGGGCTAAGGCGTGCCGTTCTAAGGGCTTTAGTGCGCGTGGAGAGCGCTTTTAATCCTAAAGCAGTGTCATCAGTAGGGGCGCGTGGTGTGGCTCAAATTATGCCGTTTAACGCGGCTAGGTGCGGTTTGCCGGATGCGGGTAAATTGTGGGACGCAACCTATAACGTAAGATGTGGAGCGCAAATACTACGCGAAGAGCTAGATCAGCACGGCGATCTACACAAAGCTTTAACCGTCTACAACTGCGGTAAGGTTAAATGCGCTGAAGGACAGCGATACGCTGCAAAAGTAATATCTCTGTCAAAACTGTATTAAACTGTAGACACGTACACAGTAGTAATGTATACAGTCTGCAGTTATTAACTAACTAAGGAACAAAATCATGCAAATACTAGAAATAGATTTACCAGTCTACAAAGTCGAGCATAGAGGCGTCACTTTTTACGTGCGAACAAGTCATAGCGGCGACGGTAGAGTCATACTTGACGTAGCAGACACAGGCGACACGCTAATTAGAACGTGGGCCGAGCTAATCGACGCAGTAAGACAGGATTCGGAATCGCTCTACGACGCATTAGACGAGGCAATCTATAACGCAACACCGGAGATTTACGATCATGAATAATCAATTAACAACAACAAACAATATGGAGATGCTTACAGCTCTCCGCAATACAGTAGCGCCAGGGCTTACTGAGCCTGAGTTCATGCTGTTTGCTGAGATGTGCAGGGCTACAGGACTAAACCCGGCTACGAAGGAAATTTGGGCTATTAAAGCCGGTGGCAGATTACAGCTAATGACCGGCATCAACGGCTTCCTAAAGATAGCCAATAGTCACCCTCAATTTGATGGCATGGAAGTCGAATTTGAGCGCGACGACAAAGGCAATTTAATTGCTGCAACGGTTAAGGTCTACCGCAAGGATAGGCGCTTCCCAAGCATCGCCACAGCTTATATGGCTGAGTACGGCAAAAAAACCCCTGTATGGGCTCAGATGCCCAGTATAATGCTTTCGAAGTGTGCAAAAAGTTTGGCGATAAGAGAAGCGTTCATTCAGGAGCTAGGCGGTCTTTATACTGCTGAAGAAATGCCAGCAAGTTTTGCACAGCCGATCCCTCAAGCTGCGTTAGGCATGGAACCTGTTGTTAGTACAAAAACAGGCGAACTGATGGGCTACGCAAAAGAAGGTGTTTTTATAGAGGGAATAGAGCCCGTTAAAGCGCCTGAAAAGCTGGCTACTAGGCGAATCCCGACTTTTTACGACATTTCAAAACTGGAAGGGAAAGCAAAAGAAAAAGCGGCTGCTTATCTTAGGGATTGCGAAGCAAAACATATCATAAACGACGTATACAGAGCACCGATACGGCTAGAAAAATTAACACAGTGTATCACGGAGGATTACACCGATGCAGATCAAGACAAAACGATTATGGTTGCAGAATAGAGCAAAGGCGTTAATCAATGAAAAAGCTATGGGAAAAAGAACAAGAAAAGTGGGTCAGAGCGGGGTGGCAACGCTACACAACGTACTACCAAAAGGAGCTATTGGCATATTTGAAAAAGCGTTCGAGCGAGAGGCAAATGCATGTGATGGATTTACTAGCAGAGATACTCAATGAATATCGAAAGCAAAATAAATGATCTTTTGGCTATTGTTAATTCGTTCGCATCGACCGAAAAACTATCCGATTTTGAGCGTGGACAGTTAGACGGATTGTTGTGGGCGATTGATGTACTAAACGAAAAAACCCCTGACTCATCGGACAATGAATCAGGGGACTAACTAAGGAGGCTAATTGAATTAGCTTCCTTCAATACTACAGGAGGTAGAACAGCGTGGCAACAAGGATTGGAGCATTCAAGGCACACACATCACAATTAGTGGTTTGGCAACAGCCCGAACGTATCACTTTTACGTTTCAAAAAAGCTATAAAGACAAAAGATCCGGGCAATATAAAGCTACTCAAACCATTTTCCCAGATGAGCTAGAAGCAATAGGACAGATGTTTTTGCGAGCCGCTGCTTGGGCAAGGCAGCATGATTGCGGTCCAACACTACCAAAAGGCGTTGTACAAATAGACGATGTTTTAACAACAGTGACTAAACAAATAAAGGACCGATATGAAACCAGTCAAAACGTATAAAGATGGCGGAGTACAGATAACAATGTGGCCTGCTAACAACGGAGGTTATACTTATCAAATTAGCAAGCGCTACAAAGACAAAAATACAGAAGAATGGAAAGATTCGAAATATCTTTATAAGTCTGATTTAGAAAAGCTTGTGGTATTGTTGCAAGAAGCAATTAACAGTGAATCAGAGCGAGTAAATTACAACGCTGAACGTGTCACTAGTGGTCAACCTGCTACTACACCGCCAGCAAAATTTAAGTACGAATTAGCAGATGCAGACGTTGATGATATACCGTTTTAATGTGGGATGGGTAGCGGCTAGGTTTTACCAGGTGACATTTATGCGACGCATGATGCTGAGTTTTGCGAGCTGGTTTTTAACTGCTGCTACCATCCCCCCCTGTTATGCTCGGCCAACTAATTTGTCAGTTGTACTAGCTAAAGGGCCATACTCACTGACATGTCAGCAAGGGCGGCAATTGATACGAGACGTGCAAGCGATTTACGCACGGGAAAATATTAAATTGAATTTACGTCGTTTCCGCTGCATTGCTAATCCTAAAAAATCTAGGGATAGATTAACAGGGCACGGCATAGACAACACACATTGGTGGTGGGATGAGGAGTATTTTGTGGGTAAAAATTATCGCCCGCGGTGGATACATCACGCAATACTACCGCCAATTCAACACGATAACTCACTGTGGTTAGCAGGCCAAGCGTATCAAAGCTGCATTAGTGGGCATAAAGTTAGTACTAGTAATGCAACGATCGTTAGCGCGTTAGGAGAACCACGCTACCGTCATTCAGTCATAGCAGCAGCGCACGAAATAGGTCATTCGCTCGGTGCAGACCATGATAATAGCTTGCCAGCAACGATCATGCATGGCGCCGCACTACAATACGTTAATCTTTGGAATAACTGGCTACCAATTTCACAAGCAACATTAACAACAATTCGACAATGTAACAGGGGACGCTAAATGCTATACGGAATTGATTATCTAGGATTACCCAAATATACAGACCTTGCAGTGAGAGAGCATCCAGAAGGTTGGGCAGCTGGGTGTTTTGCTAACACGTTTGGTAATGCTCTCTCCGCAGTAGATCGACTACTTGGTACTGGCAGGTGTCCACATTTTAGAGTGCATTTACTATGGAGTGATGCTCATCTCTTTGGCGACGCAGATATTCCCACAATAAGGCAATTAGCACGCAAATACGAACTGCTTAAACGGAAGTATAATTCTGTTGTAATGGAGATTTCGCCGTTTTGTGAGCACAACGTAAGTAATCCAGACAAATACTTAGATATCGTAAAACAGGAAGCCCCTAGCTGTATCATCGTAAATACACCGTGGAAAGGTGCAGTATCACGACGCTATAAAAACGAAACTCACGGCACGCACAAGCCTTTGGCTGGCAACTATAATTACAGTTGGGATGGTACATCTTGTGTCGATGGAGATGTAGAAGCAAGCAAAGCGCTACATGCTAGGTCAGACGTATACTTCTGGTGGCACCCTGCAATGAATGGCAGGCTAAACACCAACGATAAAACCCCCCGACCTGAG